ATTGTTTAAGCTTATATGATATGGTTCTACCTGGTTGCCATGAACATTTAAAACCACAATTAAAACAGTGATAGCTTATTCCACCATCCGCATTATGCAAAAATCCTCCTCTACCTCGTAAGTCGGCACGATGACCATTGTGCTGACAACACGGTGCATTAAAAGATAACCAACCACTAGGTGTGGTTTTTTTCTTAAAAGGGAGATTTTCTAAAAAAATTTCTGCTATTTCTGACATATGTTATAATAACATATTAAGTTGGTAAGGTCAATTAATTTCTAATTAATATTTTTGTTATTTTATCTGTAGGATCATTTTTTGCTTGAAAACGTATATAGCTGAATATACCATTAAAATTTACAGCCACAGGTTCAGATTCAGAGCCAGTAAATGTTACGGTTGAAATGTTTGCCCAATTGGTATTTGTGTCAATTTGATTATCTAGCGTAGCTTGTACAATAATATCTCCGCTGTAATTATTATTATATATAGCTGCAGTATGTAATGCTTCATTACCATTGATAGCTGGTTCAGCGGTAATTGATTCACTGTACCAAGTGTCGTCGTCAACACCCGCTTGTCCTGTGTCTTTGGTAAATGTGTTTACACTATAGGTTGCAGACGGTCCAGGAAAAGCATAATCATCTACAAAAATTATACTATCGTTATCAAAATTATCATCTGTATATGTAATTGTTTTGTTTGCAGAGTTGTCAACAAGATATATATTATAGCGCAAATATTGCCTAGACACATTTAATAGATCATTTTCTGTAATTGTAACTGTAAACATTCCTCTACTGGCACTACTATCATCTAATTGGTTTAACACACCGTCATGTTGTATTATTTGTTTTCTATTTTCATCAAAAGCTACAAATTTAGGTGTGTATGTAGTTACGTTTAATGGTTTTTGATCTACATTCATAAGCCTAAATTGTAACTTATTATCTATACCTTTATACACTTTGAGTTGTCTATTGTACACTTTATTATACTCCGTGGCAAAGCCTGCATCATTAGCAATGATAGTTGTAACATTATTAACTAAATACCTAGAAATTAATTGCATATTATATTTAGTTGGAAATTGTATAAAATAATGCTACGTAAAGAAATAGAAAAAGATCATCCATATATAAGTGTAGTAACTTATGGAGGGAAAGAATATGTTGGTATAATTGTAAATCAAGATCAACATATTACTTCTTTGCTTAATTACAGTGCTTGCAGATCATTACACGATAAAAAACAATTATTAGAACTAGGCAACACATGGTGGATGGAAAGTAATCGATTGATTCCGATAACCATTTTTTTATATACTGAGGTATCAAAATTAAAATATTGTCAACTCAATATGAACACAAAAGATGTACAAATTATAACAGGACCCACAGTTAATCTAAACAATATTAATTTAAAAAGGATAAAACGTAAAAATATACAACTTATTCGGAAACCAAAGAAGTAATTTGTTCACATAATAGATTCATATGAACTACAGCAGCTACAGCATATGAAAAAGCATGAGCTTTTTTAAAGTAATATGATCCATCCGACGGCTTTGTCCATATTTCTTTTTCGATTTCATCCCAATTTTTTCTCAACAAATGTCTTTTAGCAGGACGTATTATTGCTAGCACAGCAGCAAGTTGTTCTATATTTGTAGGCGTTAACGTTTTACAAATATCACTATGTCCGGATAGATGAAATACTTTGTCAACAAATTCTTTATGTGTTAATAACTCCCATAAAGGTTTTTTGTTCATTAATTGTGTAAGATGATCTTCATCTTTTATATCTTTATAAAATGTTACATTTAAAAAATCTAATTTAAAATACCCTCTTTCTTCTGCTTGTTTGTATGGAATTGTAGCGTAGTTATGGATAGGATCATAAGGTATATCTGTAACGTATATACCAGTGTTATGTTTCTTTCCCTGCACAGTAATAGCAGGTATATGCTTTAATGTTTTTAGCACAACGTTTCTGTTAGCGAAGTCTATATCAATGTCTGGCATCACTGTACCTTTTCTTAGCTGCTTTTTTTGCTGCTATCTTCCATTTTAAGATAGATACTCTATCTTTGAAAGTTATTCCTTGTAAATGATCGTATTCGTGTAAAAAACACTTAGCACTATAGCCAGTTAGGTGTTGTCTTTTTTGCTCTAAGTTTTCATCAAAATATTGCACTAATATCTCTTTTGGTCTTTTTACTTGCACAAAAATATTAGGAAAACTCAAGCATCCTTCTACATCTACAATAGTTTCTTCTGTGTGTTGCATTATTTCAGGATTAATGCACATGCTGCAATTATCAGTAGAATCTCCCATCACGAATAATTGTTTATCTAATCCCACTTGACTTGCACTTAACCCTATACCATTATGTTGTAGCATAATATCAACCATCTCTGTTTTTAATTGTTGTGGATTAAAATCAATAGAGGATATTTTAACACTAGCTAGTTTTTTGTTTAGAAATTCATGTGGGTAATAAAGTAAGTCCATAAGTTCCTTAAAAATTATAATACCAAGAAATAAGTTCCTGCATCACTTTGTCTTTGTCTGTAAATTTTGTGTTTATTGAAAAATTATATTCATCTGGTGTTAATAGTTCAAAGAATTTGTAATTATCTTGTAGATTATTAATTGTATTCATCCAGATAATTTTATCAGCATTTACATTTATGCGACTCATTTTTGTTGGAGCAATAAAATCAATAATAGCAGAATTACCTGTTAACGTAACACCATCTGCTATGTATGATATTCTTTCTGCTTGTTTAGCATAACCTTGAGTAGATAAGTCGAAATGACCGTACTGACTATCGATTGTGTCAGCATTTATCCATATAGCATGTAAGTTCCAAGATAAAATTTCGGCTACAGTTGATTTTCCGCTACCTGGTAAACCACAAATCAATATCTTCATAAATTACTTTTTTGAACAACTTCTTTCACTAATGCTATGTCTCGTGGTTGCCTTTTGAATTTAATAGTCCAATGTTCAGGGTCCATAATATGATAAATCATTTTTAATTGTTCGTCATTTAATTCATTTAACATTTTTTTACCATGCGCACTATTTAGAATTAACCAAGGAGATATTTTTCCATCTTTTATATGATACATAGCTCTATTTGTACTGACTAAATTAAAATAATGATTCCATTGTGCTGGTGGATTTTCTTTTGCCCACTCCGTCATAGTAAGTATACTTCTTTCAAGTGCTGTAGTAACGTCCTCTTTTTTAATTAGATCTATAGCATATTTTTCATATAACTCATCTTTACACCATTGTTCAAGTTTTATACCGCTCGTTACAATATGATCTATGTATTTTTCTATATATAAAGGCTTTACATTGTTAATGTAACTACCAAATTTTACAAATGAATTATAATATGGAGATCGACAAAAATCTTCATACGTTTTATCTTTTTTAGATTTTGTGCTTAATCTATAAAATTGATTAAAGGTGTAAAATCCTAGTTGTACTCTTTTTTCGTTTTTTTGTAATGCTCTCCTTTTTTGCTCACACATATGTGCAATTAATGTTTTTTCTTTCGTGTAAGAGGTGTTGCAATAGAAACAAGTATACGGCTTTTTATTTTTAGTCAAAATCATGTTCCTTGATATACTTTTCTAATTGTTTTTTATCTGATAGTTGTAGTATCAAATCAATTTCATCTATTTTCATAGTAGGAAATTTATCTAATAAAAATTTTTTATGTTTAGAATTATTTTCTTTGTGCTTAAAACCAATCCATGGATGATGTGGATATTGAACCTTTTTATTTTTACTTGTAATTTTTAAATTAATGCCTTTGCATATTAGACACAGCAATTGCCACATTAATTTAGGATGTTTTGATACTTCTTTCCAATTCTTGTTATAAAATTTATTAGTACGTAATAAAACTAATTCTTTTATTTGCTTAGGATCTTCTTCAAAATCTCCTGCGATAGAAGAAGCATAGCGATTTAGTAACCAAAAACTAACATTTTTCTTTTGTGCATCTGAAAATTCATCCCATATCTCTTTCGAACCAGTGTCAATTGCAGCTAATATTTCTCTTAATGGTATTTTTTCCATAATATAACTTTACTATATTAGTTTACAAAAGTCAATAATTTCCATTTGTTTAGATATTTCTTTAATGAAAAAAGCACATAATGGATCGTCATCATCTGTTAATGGCACTGATAGTAATTGTCCATTTTTCATTTTTGGAAAATACCATTTTACATCATTATAGAAATTAGTAACTTTTATTTCCGCATAATCTGCTTTAATACTACGCAATGGATTAAACAGGAAAGCGTCAAATCCTCTATTATTTAAACTTGTTAAAGGTAGAACTTCTAAATCTTTACCAGTATGTCTGCATCCAACAGCAATGTGCCAATCTACTGGCATCATAAGTTCGTGATCACCTAATTGCATTACAACTGCTGGCATGTTAAATGATTCTAAAAAGATCAAAGGAATATAGAAAAAATCAGGATCTTGTGGATCACTGTTATCTAAAACACTAAATCTAAAATCATCTTCAATCTCGTCTGGTAAATTATTTAAATGATAACTTTTATTTTCTAACGTTAATATGCGCATTTTTTCCTTTTATTTTTGCCAATCAATTTTTTCTAGTGTGTATGGATATTGTGCTTCTTTATAAAATTTTTTCCTTTGTGTTAAATGTTTTTTTGCAAATTTACATGTACTTGTAATATCCCAAATCTGCACAAAATTTTTATCTTTTGCTTTTCGGATACCTCTACCTATTGATTGTATAACACGTACGAATGATTTTCCAGGTTCAATTAAAACTAAATTGAAAATTCTTGGTACATTAATACCTACTGCTGCTACTCCGTATGTTGCTATAATAACTTGATTATCTGAATCTTGAATATTTTCATATGCTTCAGATCTTTGTTGTAATTTAACATCTCCGTTTATAAAGATAGATTCTGAAATAAGATTTTGTAATTTTTGTCCAGCTGCAATCCTATCTACTAATATCAATGTATTACCTGTTGTTTTAATCTTAGAAATTAAATTTCCAAAATATTTAACTCTATCTTCATGTGTCACTAGATATTTTAATTCTGATTGATAATCTCTATGCACTTGAGTATCAATTAGTTGCATAATGTTTACATGACAATTACTAAGCACTCCTTTATCTTGTAGCTCTTTTGCTGATATAGATCCTATTACTGGTCCAATACTAGACTTTAATGCTTCAAATTCAAATTTTTCTTTTGGTACTGTACCAGTAAGTCCCCATCTTATAGGAGCATTTTGCAAATTTTTTGTTAGCAGATTTTTTAAAACTTCTGCTTTTGCTTGATGAACCTCGTCTATAATTATAGTAATTACATCATCTAAAAATTCAGCTAATGTTAGTATTGCAGATCCATCTTTAGATTTTTTATCTAATATATTTAAACTTTGCCAGGTGCAAATAGTATGTTGTCTGTATAATTCTTTTCTGTCACCAAAATACACACCAACATCAAGGCCACAATTTATGTAATCTTTTTCGGTTTGAACTACTAATGACTTGTTAGGAACAATTATCAAGCTTCTGCCTAGATGTTCTGTTATATGACTCAATGTAGCAGTTGTTATAGTTTTTCCCGCACCAGTGGCTATTTCTTGTAAAGATTGTAAATTTTGTAAAAAATTATTTATAGCAGACACTTGATAATCTCTTAATTTTATATATTTGCCTGATTCAGGGTGACCTTTAGGCCATTTTACATCTTGTTCCTTCCAATAGTTTTCTGTAATATGTTTTAGATCTATATTAATCTTATTACGTTTATCCTCGATATCATTTATTTCTATATTGTTTTTTTCTAATACATCAATGATGTCATCAAGATGATTTATATAACCACTTCCGCCTAACCCAAAAAATCCAACTTTGCCATCCCATCTACCTAGTTTGTAATGCGGCATGTACTTTGCATACGGAACTTCAAATTTTAATCTGTTACAAAGTTTTCTCCTAACATCTACAGGTAAACCTTCTAGTTTAATATTAACTTCATCTTCTATTACTAATTTACAGTATTTCATTTTAAATTATATCCAATGGCATGTGATTGTAATATGGCATCAAACTATTATGAAAAATTATTAAGTCAGTTTGGTTACAGTAAAGATTAATATTTTTTTGGAATCTTGAAGAATCAAGCACAACAATAGAATTAGGTTTCCACTTATTTTTTAATAAAGGTTTTGGTAACTTTGTACTATTAATGTAAACAACTTTTGTTTTATTTGCATCAAGTGGTGAATTTAAGTTATTACCTTTTACATAATTATTCCAATCTTTGTTTTGCTGTGTACTATTTTCTAGTCTAAATAAAACAGATCTCGGAGTATCAATATACTTTTGAATTATAGGTTCTATCTCGTATAATTGTTCAATACATGGTTCACTTTTTTCTTTATTAGATTTTTCTTGTCTACTCAAAATAATTAAAATAGGATATCTGTTTAGTTGATGTAAAGATGAAAATATCTGCTTATATGAAAAATCAGTGTTTTTAATAAACATTTGCCGTTCATTTCTTATGGCAATTTGTTTTGTTAACCAATCATATTTATTAAAACATATAGTCAAATCGTTACTATCAAAATGTTTTAATCCCAGATTATCTCGTCTATCATAATACAAAATTAAATTTTCTTTTGTTGGTTCACCTAGAGTTTTATATGCAAACTCCTTAACTGAATAACTAGTATTTAAAAGTTGGTAATTATATATTCCGGGTTTATAATTTGTATTATCTTCATTGATTTTCTTAAGATTATAATAAAAATTTAAAATACGTTGATCGATTGTAAAATTACAATTTTGTAGTTGATCAATTATGGTATACACTGTATGTTCGTTAAATCTTACAAAATGTGTTTTACTTTTACTATCATATCCTGTTGCTCCTCCTTGTAAAGATTTAATTAAATCAATGTGTTTTATCATTTTTTTATTAAAAGGAAAACGAATTGCTAACATCAAAACGTCAGACGCAGTGTTAAAAAAATCTTCAAAATACGATTGTGTTGCTAAAGTAATTGTTTTTGATCTATCAATTACACGATATGGTTGTCGTATTTTATCTAAACTTTCATGTAAATTTACGTATCCTATATTTTTAAATTGATCATTATATTGTAACAACTTTTCTTTAATCAGGATATGCTGACGATCTGTAAGTGCAATCTTTTTCCCAACTTGCTGAGATAAACTATGAATTAATTTTTTATCTTTATCTAATATTGAAAAACAATGGTTAGATAAATTACTTGTGCCTGCTAATATTTCT